GGTTACAACTAGGCGCTAAAAACGCCGTATGAGCCGTTCTGAGGCCTTTTAGGAGTATTTTATGAGATGTACAGCATGCAATAAAGCATTGAGTGACAAAGAATCAACGTTCAAGGACAGTCGGGGTGACTACGTTGACATGTGTTTTGACTGTCTACAGTATGTTTACGATGGTCTGAACGAGTCTGACTTTGAGGACAACGAGCCTGTTGACAAGGAGGACAACATGTGATACAATAGATACATAAGAAGGAAACCAAAGGAGTTATCATTATGAATAATAAACCTAAGGAAAGAAACTACATTAAGAAATATATGGATTACTTACATAAGAGTAAAACCATAGTTTCCCCTAAGAAAGAGTACAAAAGAAGTAAACTTAAGAATAAACTTAAGGGGGAGGTCTTTCAAGAGATGGAAGACGACTACTTGACAAAGCTCCCCAATTCTTGATATACTATTTCTTTCTCAACCAAGTCCACGATCTTACAGGAGGTAATCATGGCAAACTACACTAACGGCACCGCCGCTTTCGTCAACCTTACAGAAACTGACAAGTACAACGGTCAGGACACTGGTAAGTACTCAATCACCCTCAGCATGGATGATGAAGAGGCTGTCGAGCTGGAGAACATGGGCATCAAGCTCAAGGAGTACCAAGGCAAAGCCCAGCGCAAGTTCTCTACCAAGTATCAGGTTCCAGTCTTTGACCCTGAAGGCAAAGAAGTCCCAGCATCTGCACTGACCTACGGTGCCAAAGTGCGTCTTAAGTGGACAGCAGGCAAACCCCATCCTGTCCATGGTGTATCCCCCTATCTCTCAGCAGTCAAGGTTCTTGAGTTCGCAGCTCAGAGCGAGACTGCGGAGGAGTTTTAAGGATAACCAATGGGGCTTCGGCCCCTACTAAAGGCAAAAAGATGCAAAAGTATAAAACTGAAGCTAACTTTGTACAACACGAGCCATGTCCAAAGTGTGGTTCTAAAGATAACCTAGCGAGGTACGACGATGGGCACGGCTACTGTTTTGGCTGTAATAGTTATTTTCCTGCAGGGGAGCAGGCGAAAGTAATGGACTTCCCCACATCACGGACCTTTGAGCAGCAAGGCGTGGTTTCTGCAATCACAGACCGTAAGATTTCTCTGGAGACCGCCAAGAAGTATGGCGTCACCACAGAGTTCCGTATCGGCACCGCAGAGGCCATCAAGCACTACTACCCATACCACGACAAGAAGGGCAACCAGTGTGGCATGAAGGTCCGTGTGCTGCGTGACAAACGGTTCACCACAAGCGGAGACATGCGTGACAACACGCTGTTTGGTCAACAACTTTTTAGTAATGAGGGTAAATATGTCACTGTTGTCGAAGGCGAATTGGATGCGCTGGCAGCATATGAAATGCTGGGTTCGCGTTGGCCTGTGGTTAGCGTCTCTAAAGGTGCGGCTGGCGCTAAGAAAGACTTCCAACGTAATCTGGAATGGCTTGAAGGATTTGAGAACGTCATCATTGCTTTTGATTCGGACGAACCGGGTCGCGCTGCCGCTGAGGAGTGTGCTCAAGTTCTGTCGCCGAATAAAGCAAAGATTGTCAACCTCGAAGAGTTCAAAGACGCAGGCGACTACCTAAAGAATGGCAAGGTCAAGCAGTTTACACAGGAGTGGTGGAACGCCAAGCAGTACGTAGTTACTGGTGTCATCACGCTGGCAGATGCTTGGGAAGACTTCCTGCGCCGTGGCAAAGAGAAGATCATTCCCTTCCCTGAGTCCTTTGGTCAACTGAACCAGATGATGAATGGCGGTATCGTGGCTGGTGAGATCACTGTGCTGGGTGCGCTGACAAGTGTTGGTAAGACAACCATGGTCAACGAGATCACCTACCACCTGTGGAAGAACACCGACATGAACATTGGCTGTGCGTTTCTTGAGGCCGACAAAGGTGAGGCTGTTCAGAACCTGTTGACAATTCACAACAACCTGAACTTCTCGTTTGAGAACATGGAGGACTTAGAGCTTGAGAAGTACAAGTCTGACATCATCACCGATGGTCGTATCTACTTGTATGATCACTTCGGTGCAGCAGACCCTGATGAGTTGTTCCTGAAGCTGCGCAGCATGGTCAAAGGCAACGGCTGTCGTATCCTGATCATTGACCCCCTGCAGGCTGGTGTATCAAGCAATGGCAACGAGGTGATTGATGACTTCATGGACCGACTGCTCAAGTTGTCTAAGGAAACCAACGTAGCAATCATTCTGGTGTCACACATGCGTAAGCCTAGTGCCACACAGCCGCACAACGTTTCTGAGTATGACCTGAAGGGTTCAGGCAGTATCAACCAGATCGCATTCAACACGATCCTGTTAAGCCGTGACAAGATGGCTGAGGACGAGTACGCCAAGAACAGTACCTTCGTGCAGCTAGTGAAGTGCCGCAGGACTGGTATGACAGGACCTGCTGGCTGGCTGTACTACAACCAAGGAACAGGTCGTTTGGAAGCTGGCGTAGCCCCTGAGCTAAAAGCAGCAGCAGATCAAGATGAGTTCTAACTGGTGGAATCAATCGGGTAAGGACAATCTGGATGCTTACCTCAAAGACCGTTGCAACCATCGTTGTGAAAGCTGTCATGTACGGTTCACAAGGGAAGTTCTTGAGTTTCATCATAAGGACCCCTCAACCAAGCTGTTCAGTCCCTTCGTGGACTACTGGCGTGGCAGGACCGTCAAGCCATCAACGATAGACGAAGCGGATAAATGTATGGTACTATGCGCCAATTGCCACAGAATAGAACATGTCAGGATTAAGAATGCGGGAAGTGATACTGGACATAGAAGCGAACGGCCTGAGGCCAACCAAGGTGTGGGTCGTAGTCGTCAAAGATGTGAATACCAAAGAAGTTTCGATTTTGAGGAACCCAACACATGAAACGCTCAGAGAGTTCTTGGGCGGTGTTACACACATTATCGGGCACAACGTTATTGCCTATGATGTACGTGTACTCAACCAGCTCTTGGGATTTGATAGTTCCTCTGTTCGACTTACAGACACATTGGTACTCTCGCGACTATTCAACCCTTCTTTGGAAGGAGGACACAGCCTCAGAGAGTGGGGAATACGACTGAAGCTCCACAAGGGCGACTATGACGATTGGAGTCAGTTAACTGAAGAGATGGTTGACTACTGTGTGCAGGACGTAGAAGTCACACATGCCACGTACAACTACTTGACAGACAAGCTGAAGCCCTTCGGTGACCAGAGCATCGAACTGGAGCACAAGGTGCAAGAGATCATTGCGAGTCAGATCGAGAACGGATGGCTGCTGGACCAGAAGCAGGCCATGGACCTTTTGGGAACATTGTATGAAAAGAAAATTGAACTTGAGTCTACCGTCAGGGATACCTTCAAACCGTTACCTGTTTTTGTCAAAGAGATCATTCCTAAGTACAAGAAAGACGGAAGCCTGTCTAACGTTGGCCTTAAGTTTCTTGGCGATTGCATTGATCTTGTAGGTGGTCAGTTCAGTCGGATTGATTACCCTGAGTTTAACCTTGGGTCTCGACAGCAGATCGGTAAGTACCTTCAGTGGTTCGGATGGAAACCACAGGAGTTTACTGAGACTGGACAGCCCATAGTAGACGAAAAGGTTCTGAGCGGCGTGAAGGACATTCCAGAAGCTCAGTTGATTGGTGAGTACTTGTTGGTCCAGAAGCGGATTGCACAGGTCGAGTCTTGGATGGATGCCGTGGAGTCTGATGGTCGTGTACACGGATACGTGAACGCAATCGGTGCCGTGACAGGCCGTATGACACACAGCAGCCCCAACATGGCTCAGGTGCCTGCAGGGTATAGCCCCTATGGTAAAGAGTGCAGATCGTGCTGGATTGTGCCCAAGGGCTACAAGTTGGTTGGCTGTGATGCCTCAGGTTTAGAACTACGTATGCTGGCGCACTACATGAATGACGCAGCATATACGAAGGAGATTTTACATGGAGACATACACACAGCGAACCAAACAGCTGCAGGACTTGCTACACGAGATCAGGCTAAGACTTTCATTTACGCATTTCTTTATGGTGCCGGAGATGCAAAAATTGGTACTATTACCGGAGGATCAGCTAGAGCTGGTAGAAGACTTAAAGATAAATTTCTTGAGAACACGCCAGCTCTTGCAAGTCTACGAGACAGAGTTGGAACAGCTGCTAACAGAGGCTATCTCACTGGGTTGGACGGAAGACGCCTCTGGGTCCGAAGCCCCCACGCAGCCCTAAACACTTTGTTGCAGTCTGCTGGTGCTGTTGTAATGAAAAAGGCATTGACAATTCTGGATGAGTATGCTAAAATATATAATATACAGTATAAATTTGTGGGTAACATCCATGATGAGATACAAGCTGAAGTCCGTGAAGATCAGTCACAACAGTTCGGATGGCTTGCAGTTGAATGTATAAAAGCAGCAGGCGTAAAGCTTAACCTAAGATGTCCTTTGGACGGTGACTTTAAGATTGGAGAATCATGGGCACAGACACACTAATTGACGACATATACAAGTTGTTGGAAACTAAGAAAATCCCTGAGGATGTCAACATTGACTACCTTATTCACGAGTTTGGCGAGTCCATGAAGAAGATCATGAAGCGTCAACTCTCTGAGTACAAGTCAGACAACCGTACCCTCAGGCTCTCAAATGTAGGGAAGACACCTCTGTACCTTTGGAACCTCATGCGGGGTACTGAAAAGGAAGAGATGACGCCCAACATGCACCTGAAGTTCATGTACGGACACATCATTGAAGAGATGCTGTTGTTCCTAGTGAAGGCCTCAGGACACAAAGTAACCGATGAGCAGAAACGCTGTGAGGTTGCTGGTATAGTTGGACACATGGACGGACGCATTGATGGCACCTTGATGGATGTAAAGAGCACCAGCTCATACAGCTTCAAGAAGTTCAAAGATGGTTCTCTGGTGGACAACGATGCCTTTGGATACATAGACCAGCTTAAGGCCTATGCAAAATCCCAAGGCGATACGAAGATCGCTTGGCTTGCCATGGATAAGCAGAACGGTCACCTAACTTGGCTAGAGTATGATCTTGAGAATACCGACCATCCTAAGTTGAAGGAAGATATTGAACAGAAGATCATTGATCTAAAAAAGGCGGTGGAATCGGATACTGCACCAGACTTGTGTTACGATTCCGAAGAGGATGGCAAGTCTGGAAACCAAAAACTTTCCTTAGGCTGCTCCTACTGTCAATACAAAAAGGCCTGCTACCCAGAGTTGCGAACATTCTTGTATTACAATGGTCCAAAGCATTTGGTAAAGGTCGTCAACGAACCTAAAGTACCGGAGATTACAAAATGTTAAGAGCAATGTTACACAAGTTGATTGTCTACCAAGAGAGCAATGGCTACATGACAATCAGGGAAGCAGTCTACAACGCAGAAGGCCAACTGGAGGTCTTGGGGGCAACCCCAGCCTTCCCAAGGGGCCTCAGCCTTGATGATCTACAGAAGGAACTAGAGGAGTTTATGAACGCTCTGGACAGGACCATCGTCTGTGAAGATGACCTTGAAGTAGACGATGATGTTGATCTGGACGACTTTGAAGTGGGTGAGGAGTTACCAAACTGATGTTTACCATAGAAGAACTAAAGGAGAAAATCGTAGAGACCTACGATCCAGACCTTCTTGTTGAAGTTCTAAAGGTATCAACAGAAGAACTGGTGGAGGCTCTGACAGACCGCATTGAAGAAATGGCAGACTTCTTTGAAGAAGAGTTCCAAGCAGATGCAGACGAATAGTCTGCGTTGGAAAAACGCCACAGGAATCAGGAACTACGAGAGTCGTCTTGACGACTTCTTGGGTTTCATTTACTTAATCGAAATGGAGAACGGAGAATACTATGTCGGTAGAAAACAATTTTGGGCTAAAAGAGGCAATGGATGGGTTGAAAACGATTGGCGAGGGTACTGTAGCAGCAGTAAAACAATACAGCGCACTCCAGAATGTATTGTTAGAAAGACTATACTCGCAATATTCAAGTCCAAGTCAGCTATTAGATTCGCAGAAGCATATGCAATCATCAATTCAGGAGCTTATCTCGACACAGACAAAGGTCTTAACTGGAGCTTTGAAGGCTCTAGAGGAACAATCAAAACTGATGCAGAAGACGATGAACAGCTTTCCCGCTTAATGAAGTGGTGTACTAAGTGGCAAAAGAAACCTAAAGGAACTGAAAACTAATGAATACTTATGAAACATTTATCGCTAAGAGTCGTTACAGCCGCTTCTTAGACGACAAACAACGGCGTGAGCACTGGCCTGAGACCGTAGATCGGTACATGACCTTCATGCAGAAACAACTGTCCACCAAACAGGGCTACACGATCCCTGAGGACCTGTACGAAGAGTTGCATAGCGCCATCCTTAATCGTGAAGTAATGCCCTCTATGCGCTCTGTAATGACCGCTGGTGAGGCTTTAGATCGAGACAATACCGCAGGCTACAACTGCAGCTACTTGCCTGTAGATGACGTTAAGTCGTTTGACGAAGCCATGTACATTCTCCTGTGTGGTACTGGAGTAGGCTTTAGTGTCGAAAGCAAGTACGTCAACAAGTTGCCTGAGGTCCCAGAACTGTTGTTTAATAGCCACACTAATATCGTGGTACGCGACAGTAAGGCTGGCTGGGCCAAGAGCCTACGTCAGTTAATCGCTTTGTTGTATTCTGGTGAGATTGCCACTTGGGATGTGTCTAAGGTACGTCCTGCAGGAGCACGACTGAAGACCTTTGGTGGTCGTGCGTCAGGCCCCGGTCCTTTGGAAGACCTGTTCAAGTTCGTTGTCGGTAAGTTCAAGGGTGCCGCAGGCCGTAAGTTGACCAGCTTGGAGTGCCACG